GTCAAGTATGGTGAACCTATCACATTTCATACTTTCAATATCGTGCGGATGTCAACATACTTTGACTTTTTCTCAGCACGAAGCAACAACGAATTCGCACAATTAGATAAGATGATGAAAGCCATGATCTTAGATGAGAAGGGCAATCGTGTACTTGCTGATGACGAGGATCTACCCATCGATATCGCTGCCGCGGCAATCAATAAGATTGGAGAAATCTTGGGAAAACCACAGAGCAAGGCATCGATCCAAACGACTGGAGATCAGCCAAATTGATTACTATAGGTAAGATGGCAGAAAAATATCATATGCTTCCTAGTCAAGTAGAAGCAGATGCCACTACCTATGATTTCATGATCACCGATGTCCTTGCTGCCTACGAGAAATACCAAAATGCTAAGAGCAAAGGCGGCACACTTGATCCTAAGATGTACAATCTCAGCCAAGATCAGTTACAATCGATCATCAAAAAAGGAAAAAAGTAAATGGCTAGCAACTGCGTGAATCGTCTTAACAAAGTATTAGAGACACTTGATGATAAAAATATCAGCAAAGTCGCCTATGATGCTTATAAAGACAATACTCCGATCGGAGATCCAAATCGTTGGAAATCACGCAGAGCACCTAAGAATTATAAACCTGGTAATGCAAGACGCAAGACTGTGTTACGCAATAATGAGATACAAGCAAATTACCCATATGCACAACGATTAGAAGAAGGTTGGTCAACACAAGCACCTAAAGGTATGACTGAACCTACTATCAAAGAAGTTCGTGACTATGTGTATAACAAACTAGGGATCAAGATATAATGGCAACAGTAGACAATTATAAAATTAAAGTAACAGTCGATGGTCAACAGCAAGTCGAAAAATTAAACGATAGCCTAGACGGTCTACAAACTACATTGAATAGAACTGCGGCTGCAGGTGTAGCCGCGTTCACCGCATTGGCAGTAAGTGCAGCCAGAATGGCAGATGGTATTGTCGATCTAGCAGATGCTACAGGTCTTAGTGTAGGTAAGATATATCAGTTAAGCACAGCATTAGAAGCCGCCGGTGGACAATTCGATAGTGGTGGACGAATGCTCTTGGCATTCAGTCAAAGTTTAGGTGATATCGAAAAAGGCAGCGAACAAGCCATAGATGCATTGACTAAGTTAGGTTTGAGCCGTAAAGAGATAGAGAATTTATCTGACGAACAATTATTCAATCGTGTCGTGCAAGGTCTTGCAGGCATGGAAAATGGTTTTGATAAGACACGCATTGCTACAGAATTATTTGGTAAATCAGCAGCCGGCGTAGACTTTAAAAAATTAGCAGATGGTCTCAATCAAGCAGTAGATCCCGATGTAGAGCGCAATCTAAGATTAGCGGCAGACGCTATTGGTCAAATAGAAGTTGCATTTAGAAATTTACAATTAGTTGCATTACAAGCCATTGCACCAATATTAGAAGAGATATCTAAATTTGAATTAAGTGCTGAAGATGCTAGAAAAACAATACAAGTATTAGGTTCATTAATCGCAGGTGCATTTGCCGCAAGTACTGTAATCGCTATCGCAAAAGCAGTACAAGCCATAAGGGCATTAGGCGCAGCCATAAAAGCCGCGGCTGTAGCACAAACATTGTTGACTGGATTGATACCCGTAGTCGGCGCCGCTACCGTCATTGCCGCTATAGGTGGCGCAACAGCAGCCTATCTAGCATTAGGCAAAGCGATGGAAGGTGCAGTCGATGCACAAGATAAATTAGATGGTACTGCTCCAGGTCAACCCGGAGCCACTACTGCAACGGGCGGTAAAAAACGAACAGTTGGTGAAACGCCAGAACAGAAAGCAGCCGCTAAAGCATTAGCAACATTACAAGCACAAACCGCTGAGATGAAAACACAAAATTCGGCGGCAATAGAATATGAAAAAATTATTAATGGTACTATTGGATTAAGTCAAGAAATAGCAGATATCAAAAAGATCGATGCGCAATTAGAACAAGATCGCGCCAAATCTGCCGCTAATTATGAAAAACAGATAGCAGTATTAAAATCAGATACCAGCAAAAACAATCAAGCACAGATTACTGAATTACAAAAACAACAACAATTAGCCGATCAACAATTAGTGTCCATGGCTCAATTGAAGAAAGATGCAATAGATAAAGCATTTGCTGAAAGACAAACAACTGTCGAGATGCAAAAACAATTGAGTTTGATACAACAACAAACTCAACAAAACATCGCTAGTGCAGAAGCAGAAACAATGCGTAGAGTGGTCGCAGGCGAGATCACACAAGAAGAAGCCAAAAATATTAATGCGATCAATAGGCTCAAAGAAGAAGGTTTATCTAAAGAAAAACAGTTACAAGAACAAATCGCTAACGAAAAAGATACATTAAGAAAACAAGAATTACAGAATCAATTGAATGCTACTAAGAAGGCTACAGATTTTGCTATCAGCGAGAAACAGCGTGAGATCGATGAGAAATCAGCATTAGAACAAAGTTATGCAGCCGGTGCAGTTCAAGCAATAACTCAGATAGCAGATAGTTTGAAACCATATAAGATGGCACAAGATGCTATCGCACAAACATGGGGCAAGATAGGTAGCGCAGTCGACCAATTCGTAGAGACAGGTAAATTCAAGTTTAGTGATTTTGCACGAAGTGTCATACAAGATTTGGCTAAAATGATCATCAAAGCACAAATATTCAAGGCTATACAAGCGACATTAGGTTTGTTTGGTTTCAGTATACCAGGACTCGCTACAGGTGGTCCAGCACAAGCAGGACAACCATATATCGTTGGTGAGAAGGGTCCTGAACTGTTTGTACCAAAGAGTGCAGGTACAGTAATACCAAATAATAAATTAAGTGCAAGCACAGAAGCGATGGCTACTGGAGCAGTAAATGCACCAGTCACTAACAATTACATAACTAATAACATAAGTGCGTTAGATGCTAAATCTGTAGCACAGTTGTTTGCTGAGAATCGCAAGACATTGCTTGGCGTGACTGAGACTGCTCGCAGAGAGATGGCATACGCATAATAGGAAAAACATATGGCAGGCTTACAAACAATCATCAACAAAGCAAGTGCGATGACTATAGATCGCAGAAAAGTAGTTGGCGTGCAAGTAACACGCAACGAGATACCTCGCACTAGTCTTACACCAACTAAACAGCCATGGCGTTTTGTGATAACTATGCCATCAAGTTTAAAATATTATGAGAATCGTGATCTATTAGAAGCATTAGATACGATAGACAGATATACACCACAAGAAGTCACATTCAGCGATAATGCTTGTTTGAGTTGGATATTCAGATATCAAGGTCAATTGACTGCAGGTCAATTGAGCGGCATATTAGTCGATACATTTGTAGGAAATCAATTGGTATTAGATAATCTACCAACAGTCGGTGCTAATACAGTAATGTTTGAACCAAATGATTTGATACAGATAGGTAATAATCCTTATCCATTCACAAGCACTACGCAAGTGTTGCGCGGTAGTGGCACTAATATCACCGTTACTACAAATAGACCAAATATCATAACAGGTTCAGTAAGCAATAGTACTATCACAGTAGGTAATGGTTGTGACTTCAAACTGTTTTGTCCAAACATGCCAACATATAAATTGATACCAGGTGGCTATGCTAGAAGTGGCAGTACTACATTGAACAATGCATTGATAGAATTCAATGATGATTTCACATTATATGAATGGGTAGGAACAGCATAATGCAAACTATACCTCAAGTAAGCAATAATGCTACACAGATCAATAGCGCAGAGTTCGTGAAACTCACGATATTCAATGAATATCCGCCAACAGTCGCGGCTAACATTACCGCCAACACTACTTACATCATACAGACTTCAGGTAACACAAACTGGACTGCGATTGGTGCCAATAGCAATGCAGTTGGTACATACTTTACTGCAAATAGTGCAGGTACAGGTAATGGTACTGCTAGCAATGTCACAGTCATTACAGCAAGTACAAGTTATAAAAATGAAGTCATAGCAGGTAACACATATAGCGCATTGCAAGGACTATTACAAGTTGGTACGCAGGCTAGAAATATTCGTGTAGCACAGGGCGATACTACTATAGCACTCAGTGGTATCGATGGTAATAATATCTTTACTGTGCTTGCTACAAAGATACGCGGTAGCGAATTAGAGATATATCGTGGTTTTTATAATGCTAATATGGTATTGGAAACTCCTGTCTATCAAAGATTTCGCGGCATCGTTACTACATATGCTGTCACAGAAGATCGTGAAGGTCAAGATGATAATTTCACAGTCAGCATAAACGCAAGCCCATACAAGACTGTGTTAGAAAATAGAATTGCAGGAAGAAAGACAAACAAGGAAAGTTGGCAGTTCTTTAACAGCACAGACACAAGCATGGATAATGTCTATAGCATAAGTGGCGTGCAGTTTGACTTTGGACAAGATCCAAAAGGCAAAGTCACAGTACCAGGAAGAGGTGGTTTCCCAGGCAATGGTCCAGGTGGCGGTGGCAACGATCAAACGCAAGAGAATTAAACAAATGAACATACGATTAGCAAATAAACATGATCTACCATATTTCATACATATGGTGCGTAAGATACATCAATTAGGTGATATAGGTACCTTCGATGTAGAATTAGATGATCAATACCTAAACAGTATGTTTGTTACTGCCATTAATGGTGGCGGTTTAGTATTGATCGCACAAAGCGATGAACCTATAGGTATATTGATGGCATTGATATCACCAAATATTTGGAGTGATAAGACATTATTGATGAATGAACTATTATGGTATGTCGATGAAGAATATAGAAATACCAGAGCAGGTTATATGTTATTGAAATCATACCAAGAACATTGTGAGACATTGAAAAAACAAAAGCGTATACACTTTTATACGATCAGCACAGCCAAATCAATGTTTGATATAGAGTTCACTAGATTTGGTTTTGATAAGATAGCAGAGAGTTGGATAAACACAGAGGAATGATATGGCACCAGTAGTAGCATTTGTCGCAGCCGCAATAGCAAAAGTAACAGTAGCAGCCGTAGTCAAGTTTGTTGTTACCACTGCATTTAGCATTGGCGTCAGTAGATTATTGGCTAAAAGAGCCATAGCAAAGGCACAAGCAGGTGGTGATGGTGGCGGTCGCGTACAATTACCGCCAGCAACAGACAACAAGATACCTGTAGTATATGGTAGCGCATTCACAGGTGGACCAATCATTGATGCGTATCTGACACCAGATCAAAAGACCATGTACTATGTTGTAGCGTTATCAGAAGTAACTGATAATGGTACTATCAGTTATGGTGATATCTATTATGATGGTAAATTAGTACAGTTTGGTAGTGATGGATCAGGTGGCACTACAAAAGTCACAGCATTGATCAATAATAATGTCAGCCCAACGCAGACTGATACAAGAGTCAATGGATTCTTGAACATATATCTTTACAAGAACGGTAGCACAGGTGCTACTAGCGGTACTAACACTACACAAAACGCATATGATGTGTTTCCTGGTTGGGGCACTAGCACATATGCAATGACTAATTGCGCATTTGCAGTAATCAAAGTAGTTTATAGCACAGATGCAGGTACTACAGGACTAGGCTCACTAACTGCACAAGTCAAGAATACTGAAAATGGACAAACTGCGGCTAGCGGTATCTATAGACCAGGTACTGCATTAAAAGATTACATGATGAATACACGCTATGGTTGTGCTATACCATTAGCACAGATCGATACTGCAAGTTTAGATGATGTCAATACATATAGCGATCAAACTATCACAGTAACAGGTGGTCCAAGCCCTACACAAGCAAGATATCGCATCAATGGGCCACTAGATACAGCACAAAATTGCTTGACCAATCTACAATATCTTGTAGACACTTGCGATAGTTGGTTGCAATATAGTGAGTTACAAGGCAAATGGAAAGTAGTGCTTAACAAAGCATATACTCAGACACCAAATGCACAGACATTAAATGATCTATTCTTAGTAAACAGTAGCAATCTTGTTGGTGGTATAGAGATAAGCCCTATCGATCTCAATGAAACATACAATCAAACAGAAGTCGCATATCCAAATTTAAATGTGAAAGATCAGACTGATTATCAGATCATCAATCTATTTGATACTAATCCATCGTTATTGTCACAAAATGAAGCAGTCAATAGATTAAACATCACATTGCCATTGGTAAACAATGCAGTACAAGCAAAATATTTGGCAGCAAGACGCATATATCAAAGCCGTGAGGATCTTGTCGTTAGTTTCCGTACTGATTATTCAGGCATACAAGTAGAAGCAGGCGATGTGGTTCGCATAACACATGAGACATATGGTTGGACAGATAAACTCTTCCGTGTCAGCGAAGTCATAGAAGAAAAAGATATGAATGGTAACTTATTCGCAAGTTTCCGTGCATTCGAATATAATGCTACAGTTTATGTTGATGATCCTGTAGCCGATTTTATACCCGCATTCAATACAGGATTGAAAGATCCTAATATCATAAGCGCACCATGCGATCCTGTAGTTACAAGTTTCACGGATAGTAATGCATTAGTTACAGGATTTAATGTTGAGAGTTGCGTACCAGAGCAAGGTCTTGTATTGTACATGGACTTCAATTATGGTAACAATAGTAATGTCTTGACACATCTATTATATCGCACGGTACAACAAAGCGATGGTGTACCATTCACGCCAAGTCCTGACATAGCAAATGGTAATATCACAAGCGTAAACATAGATGTAAATGATTTACCTGCAGGCAATCTATATTGGAGTGTAACTGCTAGAAATAACACAGCAGGTAAGCGCAGTGGTAGTAGCAATGTATTTCCTTGGACTGGTGCTAACATACAACCATATGATCCTAATACAGGTAATGGTGGTATCATAGGCAATCAAGTACAAAGCAATACCATAACATTTAATAATTTAGGTAATAATTTTGTCGTAACTCAAAATATAGGTGGATATGTTTTTGCGGTTGCAGATGGTAGCACATTAAATTTACCAGTAAATGCAAACAGTATCGGTAACATAAGTACAGGGAATTTTCAAACTCCCATGTATCTAAATCAAGTCTATAGCGGTGGCGGAGGCATATTTCCATATTATTTAGGTACCTCTAATGAAAATGATGGATATGTAGCAAATAGTACTGCTCAATGGCAACCAACAGATGCTAGTTTATTAGTATTAGAAAATGGTGATTTTAATTGGTATGTTGTAGCATTTGATGATTGCAATACCTCAGTAACTTCTGGTTATTATCTTGAACTTGATGCTAGTCTTAATATGGTAAGCAATACTGATACTACTATACAAATAATACCATTTGCAACAGCCAATACTGATCCTACTGATATATTTTTATGTGATACTGAAGTTATGAAAACATATGACTTGTATGCCAATACTCCTACACCTATATTAAATCCAGGTACCTTATTTTTACCTGGATCAAATGTGTCATTGATAGGTGGAGGAGTGGTCATGAGATTATTATCGTCAGCAAATGTAACCATGTATAATGGTGCTTTCCGTTTATCAAGGGGTAAATTATAATGAAAACTATAAGGATAGATGACAGTTTACCAACTTTTAAAATTTTAAAATTTATTGATTCAGAATCGATAGATGAAGTTATAAAATATGCAAAAGATAAAAATTTATATCATAGGCAAGTTAACGCATGGCAAAGAAGTTGCCTAAAACAGATTAAAGCACGACTTGATCGTGAGGGTCTAAGTCATGAAACAATCAGACCAGAATAAATAATATATAGGAATCAAGAAAATGTCATTACTACTAAACGGATCGAAAACAGTAACAATCGCTGGCACAGAGATGCAATGTGTTGAGATATACACAGGTGAGAGTTATACATTACCACTAGCATTTGTTGATAGCACAGGAAACGCTATCAATTGCACATTGCCAAACAATTGGGGATTGAGTACAAGTGCAAAATTTTATGAGGCTACTGACATCACATATGGTATAGGCAATGATATAGTGTTAGGTAATCTAACATTAGCAAGTCCTCAACCAAGCACAGGCGCAGGTACATATAGTGCAAACCTCGTGGCAGCATTTAGTAATGCTAGTGCAGGACTTGGATATCTTTATATACCAAGCAACTTGACAGGCGGTACAGGAAGTCCTAATCCTACACCAACAATCCTGCCAAGTGCAGTTAACACATCTGCACCAAGTACAGTCGTAGTAGTCACATTGACTGTGAGCAGACAAAGCACAGCAAACGCAAGTTTAGCAGATGTCAATAAAGAACCAATTGGAATGATCGTGAGATATCAATAATGAGCGATATAAATCTTGAATTCACACCCAATGTATTAACGACACAGATCATAGTCGATCAAAATACTATACAGATCACACCTGAAGCGATAGAATTACAAGTCGTCACAGGTGGATTCACGGGTGCTACGGGTGCTACGGGTCCTACAGGAGCAAGCGGCGCTACAGGCCCTTCAGGTGGTCCTACAGGTGCTACAGGACCCACAGGTGCTACAGGTGCTACTGGAGCATTAGCGGCTACGGGTAGCAATGGTCAAGTTTTATATAATAATGCAGGACTTGTAGGATCAAGCGCAAATTTAGTCTGGGATAATGCTAATAGTCTTTTAACATTGCCAGGTATACAACAAGGTAATGCTAATCTTAAATTTGTTGGCGGTGACTTACGATACAGCGGTTTCGGTGTAGGTAACGCTATCATATTCACACCTACTGGTATCTATACAGATAGCATATATTCTAATAGCGGTAATGTAGTCGCTAATCTTTTCACTGGAAATAGGGCAAATATCGCAGGTAATGTTACTGCCAATTATTTCATAGGTAATGGTAGTCAACTGACCGGTATCGATACTACTGCGATACAGAATGGTAGTGCCAATGTAAGAACATTCAATAATGCCAATGTCGCTATCAGCGCCAGCGGAAACGCTAATGTGTTAGTAGTTACCGGAACGGGAGCCAATGTAAATGGTACATTGACAGCCAATACATTGACAGCCAATACATTGACAGCCAATACATTGACAGGTACATTGACTACTGCCAATCAACCTAATATTACCAATGTAGGTACACTCACAAGTCTAGCAGTAACTGGAACAGTAAACATAACAGGCAACATAGGAAATGCAGGATTATCATTAGCGCCAAATGCTGATATAACAATGAGTGGTATCGGTGCTACAATATCAGGTGCAAATTTAATCGCGGCTAATATTTTAACAGGTACATTATCAACTAATGCTCAGCCAAATATCACTAGTGTTGGTACATTAACAAGCCTAACAGTATCAGGTAATATTTCAACAGGTAATATTTACGCCAATGCCGGCACCGTTCGTGGTGTCAATTTAGTAGGCAATACATGTGGCATAAATGGAAATTTGATAACTGGTAATGCAAATCTTGGAAATGCCGCAAGAGCAAACTTCTTTGTCGGTGATGGTAGTTTATTGACCGGCATAGGTAATACACCTGGTAATCGTATCGTTGATGGTAACAGCAATGTGGTAGTATCACCAAATGCTAATGTTACGATAGGTATTAATGGTACAAATGATGTTATAATTGTTACAAGCAGTAATGTAATTTCTAATGCAAATATCTATGCTAATAATAAAAATATCGTGGCTGGGAATGGTACATTCGATTATATCTCAGGTATATTGCTAACTCCTATACAGCCTTTTATTACAGCACTTGGTACATTGACAAGTTTAGCGGTATCAGGAAACATTAGTGGAAATATAGATGCTTTAGGTGTCGCAACTGGTAATTTTACATTAAACAATAATTCTATAAAAATAGGTAATAATTCTAGTGCAGGTAATTTTACCATAGCAATTGGTGCTAACGCAGGTAATAATTCTCCCGGTGCAAATACTATCGCTATTGGAACTAATGCTGGTAATTTATCATCAAGTCCAAATAGTATTAGTATAGGTTTAAATGCTACAGCGAATGCTAGTTCTAATAGTGCTATAGTTATAGGTGCAAACACTTCGATTGGTAATGGTACAAATGGTATCGCTATTGGAAGTAATGTAAAAATTGTTAATAGTGCAAATGCTATCGCTATAGGTTTAAATGCAAATATTGCTTTTCTATCGGATAATAGTATTATTTTAGGTAGGGGTACTGCAACAGCGCCAAATACTGTAATTATAAATCAATTTCCTGCAGGTATAAATGCAAATGTTTCTGGACACACTTATATAAATTTAGGATCTATAGGTAGTTTCCCTAACACTACATCAAATTTAGTTGTACAAGAATCAAATTCAAAAGCAGTAACACAAGTTAGTACAATAACATATACAAGCAATAATGGTACTTTAACTGGACAAAGACTTGCGGCAAGCATATCATTACGAATACCTTATTATTCAAGTAATGGTGCTAGAGATGGTAACATACCTAGTCCTTTAGCCGGTATGCTAGTAGGAGTTAATAGTCAATTACAAATGCATGATGGACTAACATGGATTACAATATAAATAACTTATAACACCCTAGACTTGCGAGGTAGTGAGTCAGGGTCATAATGCGAGGAAGCAGAGATGGCAAAATTCAGTCAAAACACGCTCAATCAAGTGGGCGGATTCGATGGACAAGTACTAGCACAAGAACTTGTTTACAACCAGAAAGACTTCTGGAATCTAGCATGGAGTAACATCACAAGTTACCCAAGTGGTTGGCAAACAGGCACTACACCAATCAACTTAACAGGTGCAACGATTGATGCGACTATAATTCGCAGAGCCATCACAAATTTCCGTGATAGCCGTAGTGGATATGATTTCACTATCACAGACTATCCATTAGTTAGTCTAATCACTACAATCACAGCGACAGAGGTAACCACAAATCATTTGACATGCACAAGCACAAATGAATTGTTTATAGGTATGCCGGTACAGTTCAAGGGAACTGTGTTTGGTAATGTGGCGATCAATACAACATATTATGTCAAAGAAGTGATCGATGCTACTACTTTTACTATTAGTGACACTCGCGGGGCAGCACCAACTTATACACCAGGTACTGTTTTTGCATTATCTACAGCCACTGGCTCTATGACGATGAATCGCATAGAAGCATTACCCATATCATTGAGTATCACTAACAGAGTGAATAGTGCTGGCACATTCACATTAGTCATCGATGAAGAAACATGGGCTACTATAGGTCGTGATAGTTTGCAAGTCACATACTCAGGATTACCTGGTGACCCCGATCTTGGTATCAATGCTAGTGACCCAGCATGTTTCACAGGCAGGATCAAGATCAGTTTTCCCGCGAGTGGCTCTACCCCTGCATATGATGAGAGCATATTCTTATTGTTCTTAGTCGCAAGCGATGGCGTATATAATTAAGGAGTCATAGACATGGCAAATCAAGTAAGTGTTAATGGCTCAGGTGTCGTACAAGTAAACATAGAACCTACACCAAATGTAGTAGTTCAAGTAGATCGTGCGATTGTCCCACAAGGTCCTATAGGATCAACAGGCGCGACAGGCCCAGCAGGTGCAACGGGTCTTACTGGTGCAACCGGCGTTCAAGGTGCTACTGGTTCAGAGGGTGCTACTGGAGCCACTGGTATACAGGGTGCGACAGGAATACAAGGCGCTACTGGCGATATCGGGCCAACTGGTGCGACAGGATTAACTGGATCAACAGGCCCAATTGGCGCGACAGGAAGTACAGGCCCGCAAGGTAGTACAGGTAGCACAGGTGCTACAGGTGTACCAGGACCCACTGGTGCTACAGGACCTCAAGGTTATAGTTCAAGCGCATTCGATTATAGAATCAATGCAAATAGTCAAACACCTCCGCCAGGCAATGGCTTCATACAATATAATAATAGTGCGCAGACAACAAGCACTAACTTGTATATCAGTCATTTGACAAATGGCGGTGTAGACATTGATATTTTCTTGGCATTGTTGCAAGCGACAGAAGTTCTAACACTACAAGATACTGGTGATAGCGCAAACTTCCAAAAGTGGACGATCAGTGGTGCACCAACTAACGATACCATTAATATGTATTGGACTATTCCAGTAACAATACTATCAAGCGGTGGTACAGGTGCAAGTAACTTTGCTAATAATTTAGATATCATTGTAGCATTGACGAATGGTGTCACTGGTGCAACAGGTGCTCAAGGTAGCACAGGTGCTACTGGCGTAGCGGGACCTACTGGTGCTACTGGCCCTATAGGAAGCACAGGACCTGAAGGAGCAACTGGTAGCACAGGCCCCGTAGGAGGTACAGGACCAGTCGGTGCAACCGGTGTTCAAGGTGCGACAGGAGACACTGGCGCTACAGGCTTGACCGGAGCAACTGGCGATGTTGGACCTACAGGCGCAACAGGTTTAACTGGACCCACTGGTGCCACTGGATTGACAGGTCCGACTGGCGCAACAGGGTCATTTAGCGGAACATTGCTTGCGAACTTAGATGCAAATGGATTTAGCATAAGCAATGCCAATGTGATCAGTGGTGTCACATTGATCGGCGAAGGTGGCAATATCAGTAACATAACTGCTGCCAATATCACAGGCACAGTCGCAAACGCAAACTATGCCGCATACGCAGGCAATGTTGAAAGCGGCAATGTCAATAATGTAGCAAGCAACACTCAAGTGTTATACAGTAATGTAGGCAAGATTGAAGGTAGCAATGCATTCACATTCAATAACACTAGCAATACAGTATCGATCAATGGTGTTGCAAACACTTATACATTGAACATCAAGAGCAATGTGGCAAATACTGCCAATTGGTCATATAATGGTAATGGTATAACATTAACTGTACAACCTGCTAATAGAGTAGTAGGATCACTAATAACTACATTTGATCAAAGTATTGCTCCTTTTACTACCAATACGCTTAGCCAGGCATCATTGATTAATCTCGCTAATCCTAATTCCTTAAATGCAAACATATCAGAATATTATGTCAATGTAGGTGGCAATTATCAACTAGCAGGATTTGTAAATTT